GCAGGAGGTTTTGATCCTGATACTGATGGTATTGCTGGGACGTCATCAGATGACCCGGCATCTGATTCCCCGCCATCGCCTTCCGATGATTTGCCAGACGCTTGGCTTTCTTCGCCGCTGCCTGTTTCGCCAGTATCGCCGTTGTCGGATTCTGATACTGATGTTTCAGTAGCCTCGCCCGCTCCTTCGTCGCCGAAGCTATCATCAATTGCCGAACGTAGGTCGTCATCTTCTGGTGCATTGTCATTTTCTGGATCCATGGTGGGTTACCTCTCGTGTTGTTTTACCGCGTCAATTATCACTTGTTTTCGGTGACGCGAGTTCTCTCTTTCCTGACTTGCACGCGCTTTTGCCCGAAAGTCGTCTGAAAAGTCGTCCATCGTTGTCAGGTTATTGTGCCGCATGTAAGCTCTATGCCTTTCACGACTATCAATGGGAGTCCCGTCGGTGGCTTTAAGACCATGATAGTGGTCATCGCTAACCAGTCTATCGAGCATGCCATTGTGCTTTGGCCGTCCCACAGAATCCACTGGGATTTCAACCAAAACTCCATCAATCTGTCTAAACTTTTTTGTTGGCTGATACTTCACTTTGTGCCTTCGCCTTTCTAAGGATAGAAGCCACAGTGGCTTCAGTCTTATCTTCTATAGCCTCAATGTCCGCCTCAGTCTTGAGCTCCGTGTTCTCAATGTCCACTTCGCCTTTGGCTTCAGTGAGCTTCAAGTCCTGCTCGCCTTTCTGCTGGTTAAGCTGCAAGTCTTGCTGGCCCTTCTGCTGCTCAATCTGGGCTTTCTGCATGATGACCTTTAGCTGGGCCTCCATGATTTTCAACTTGCCCTGGAGTTCAGCCTGCTTCATTTGCATTTCTGCTTCTTTAGCCTTGGCTTCGCCGTCGTCCTTCTCCTTGGGCATCTTCTGCGCTTCGCGGATAGCCTTATCAATGAGGCCCTCAACATTACGACCACCCTTGAACCCAGCGCACACCCACTGTAGTATCCCCAGAACGAACGGCATACTGCCGGGCATCATTTCCATCATTGGGTGCGCCTGCGACAAGAGCTGCCCCAGCGCTGTTACAAACTCGACCCTGTTCTTCTGTTCAAGGTTGTAATCCGGAATTGCCATGTCATCGGTCTGTATCTCAATACGACCACGCGACATGTTCCAGTCTTTCAACATTTGCAGCGCTGGCATGATAAGCTCTTGGTCATGCGGCGGCAAAGGCGAAATACGCGCCATCCAGCTCTCAAGCTTGAACAGACGCTGCATTAGTTCAGTCTTTATCTCCAGGGCTTCTTCCACAAACAAGCTGACCTCGCCCTGCAAATGCTGAAGCCGCGCAGAGGCATACTGCGCCTTGATCTCTTGAGCCTTGGCAGTCTCACGGGGCGCCGTGGCTCCGCGCAAGATGTCGGATAGCCCGGTAAGCTCGTAGATCTGCTGTACAAGCGACTGGCGACGCATTTCCAGCTTATCCATGACCGCGGCGACCATCTCGATGGGCACCCAATCAATGGAGCCTTTCATGCCGCCGCGCTCAGCGAACAACGCCCAGTTATCAACTGGTACAAGCGTGTTCTCTAAGTCCTCGCTGAGCAGCGTCTTTAGTGACTCGTTTTGCTGGTCATAGGCGCCGGCGACCCGTAGGGCGGTCGTGAGCAGGTCCAATCGTTGGTGCAGGATGTCTAGTTGGTCGTACTGATCCCGGACTTGTGCGTAATCAGAGACCGGCAAAAACCAATCTGCGTGTGTGTTCGCGAAGAGCGGCTTTGGACACGGGAAGAAGTTGCTAAGCTCGTACGGGTCGTCCTTCGAGTCCAATAGGCCATCGCAGTCCTCGGAGAGCCAACAAACCTTCTTGTCGTCCTTATCCCAAACCTCCCATATCGGCGCAGTATAGGTCTTCTTTGGCCCGCCCTCTTCATTGGACTTCTTTTCCTCATGCGCAAAGTTTATCTTGTCGACATTCTTCTTGCCGAACCGCTTAACAAACTTGTCCTTCTTCATGTGGACTTTTCGGGCTACCCACCACACTTGATCCCACGTGCGCGAGGGGCTCCATGCGAAGTCCTTCCAGTACACGAACTCTGTGAACGTTTGCTCCCCGGACACCAAAGGAACCTGCATGGTCCCTATTTGCTGCATCTTTACGTCTGCCTCGTAACGTAGCCAGACTGCTCCCATCCCGGGGACCATCCGGTTCTCGACGGCGTTCTTGAACGCCACGTCCATGTCGCCTGTCGGTCGTTGCAAGTCCCGCTTAAGATTACGTTCGACAATCTCAGAGGCAACCCGTGCGACATCGTCTTCAGGGTCCAGGTTAGTCCGGTTGACTTCAGGGTGAGGCGGGTTTCCGTAAAGCGACGCTCGTAAAAGGCCGACATTCGCCCAGAACATGTTGAACTTGCGTTTGGCGTTTCCAAACTCAACGCCGCGCTTGTCGTTATAGCGCGCAATCGCTTTATCGCCTTGGCTGTGTACATGAGCTTCATCCTGCCACTTGTTGAAGTTGGTAAGCTGTTCGCTCCAAAAGTTCTTGTCTTTTACCATCTGCTAGTGTTCGCGTTTCCGCGATCCTCCCAAAGTTCTTCCAGGGTAAACCCATAGTGTAAGGTTCGAGCGTACATTTCTTCCGGAGGCGGTGGAGCTTCCTCTTCCCTTATTTTCTCGGCGACGGTACAGGCGTACCGCATCGCGTCAGCAGGGTTAGACGACCAATCATGCACAGGCTTTTCTATGAAAACCTTGCGCTCTTCATTAAACTCTCGACGATAGGAGCGCAGGGCTAAAATCCCCTCTTTGCACTCCTGCGCATCAATTTCGCTGTACTTAAGTACTCTGCGGACTATCCGTATGCCCTCGTTTATCGAGAACTTAGGGATAATTCGCGGTATGAAGCCCCTTTCCAAGAACACGCTCTTCGTGGATTTACCCGTAGCGAAATGTTCCTGCTTTGCGTCGTGGGGGAGCCATATGTTGCCGACGTGTATGCCCCGCATCTTCTGGTGCCACAACCAGTCGCAGAAATACCCAGCATCACGCCCCTCTTCCTCAAAGAACGTATGGAACCGCACGCGCTCCAAGTTCTGGAACCCCCAGACCGCGGTACTATCCTTACGACCTAGGTCAAACGCGTAGTGAGTCTCACGCCGCAAGTCCAGGGGGTAAGTTCCCAAGCGTCCATCTTCCTCCATGGCGACTATTTCTTTAGCGAAATACGCCCCACGGCGAGGAGCTTGGAACGAGCACTCCATTTCTTGCTCGTACTCTTCCTCTGACATGGTGGCTTTCATTTCCGCCAATTCGCCGGGGTCCAAAATGCCGCTTTCGCTGGCCTTTATCCGCGTCGTGTACCAAAAGTTAGGGTTGGCGCGCGCAAGCTCCCAGACGTCATAAAAGTGGTTCAGTCCTTTGGGGGTTCCGATGAACGTTGCCCATCCTTTTCGATCCGCCAGGGTAGCTCGGAGAACTTCCGTCCACAAATTAGGTTTACAATCCCCGTACTCGTCAAGAACAAGGCCGTCAAGATAAATGCCCCGCAGAGCGTCGGGATTATCAGCACCATAGAGAGTAACGCGAGCGCCATTGAAAAGCTCGACGTTGAGCCCTGACTCAGACGTCTTAGAGGCGACGTCTCTTGTGAAGTATTTGAGGTAGTCCCACGCGATTTGTTTGGCCTGTGAGTAAAACGGTGCGATGTAAGCATAACGCGCATTTTCCTTGTCGGTGTACAGGGCCTGACTGACTATATCATTAATTGTGGCGACTGTCTTACCAGCTCTCCGATGCGCTACAACGACCGCCCACCGCTGCTCTCGCGTATGGAACGGCATGTGGACGTCACGTGGTTCATATGGTACCTGTACTACCTTCACCACTTAGGCCCCATCCAGAGAACAGCCTTGTACATCGTCCAAGCTGTCTTTTGGCCTACGCCGTTCGCCAAGAGCCGCTGATAAAAGTGCATCGCAGCTATGGCGCTCGTGCGCGGCTTCTTCTTGCAGAGTTCGTCGTGCTCGAGCGCGGGTAACATATACTCAGGTCTGAACGGCCCTCCAATGACCCGCCAAAAGAACCGCGGGATGCTCGCACCGTCGTACTTAAACCCAGAGAACACGGTTCTGTGTTCTAGGAACTTCCCGAACTCGTCCACCAGCTTATACCGCCAGTCCTCCATCAACCGGTACTGCCCCAAATCGTGGGGGACCAGTATAGGCTGGACTGGCAGCAATCCGCTCATTCTGTCTCGTCCACCGGGTAGGGGGCGGAGCCATTCCGGGGCGGGGGGAGGACATGGCGGACTACCATCTCGGCTTTTCCGTCCAAAATTTGCATGGAGGACTGAGGCAGTAGCTTTCCGTAAAGACGGTAGAACTCAGTGGGGTTCGCGTCAGCCCAGAGAGCGAAGCGCGGTACGCCTCCTATCATCTGAAACACTGACTCGAACGCGCCTACCACTTGCTCCCGTGAAACACGGTTTGAGCGCGGAATGCGGACCACCTTAGCATTGGATCTTGAGAGGACCTCTAAAACGCCTTCTGCGCGCTCCTCTTCGGGGAGGTCTTCGAACTCCGATGCTTCGATAAATTCAACTCGTTTTTCCATTTGGCCATTATACGCTCACACGTGCGTAGATTGCAATGCTTTGTTCTGGGTTCTAGGAACTCTACGCTCGGGTCTCTGGTTGTAGAGTTAGAGTTCACCTTCACTTCCCAAATCCAAATCGAGAGATTATCTATGGAGAAAGAGGAGACAGCAAAAAGCGTGCCAAGTTGGGTACCCCACCCCCGGCCTGTTTTTTTATACAGTACTGTATGGACGTACAGTACTGTATGGACGTACAGCCAGCACAAACTACTGTACATAAACACAGCAAGCCCAAACACTGTACAAGCATACAGTACGCCTAGCAGGCAACCAGCCAAACATAAACAGCCTGGCTACCATGTCAATGTTGTATTGCAACCAAGGCTAACATGGGTTAACATTTTAACCGTAGCAATAACGCTACTAG